CCACCATCGACAAAATAAGATGCCATCAACACGTCGAGTGCTGAAGCCCATCCTTCGATAGAGTCCTCAACGACATATCCTTTAGCTTGCTTTGTACGAGCTTGAATCAGCGGCAGCTTTTCTACATGGTGTTTCTGTACGGAGAAACCTGCACCAGCGCCACAAAGCAAGATATAGAATACTTCACCAAAAAACTCTGGTCTATCTACGTATGATGACGTACAATTGTACATACGCATTTGGTGTTTCATAAGCTGTTCTCCGCCGAACTGCAAAGAACGCTGAGCTGCGAGTACGCGCTGCTCCTTATATGCTTGTCTTGCCTCTTCAAGATATTCAGTAAGTTCGTTTGAATTGTTTTTATAAGTTTTGTCGTGCATATCGATCACGCGATCGACAGCCTCATCCCAGGATTCGTATTGCCCCTCATCATCTTTATAACGGGAGTAGCCTTCATAAAATTTAGTTTCGGACAAAAACTTCCTAGTGTCAACAGTTGCTGTTGCCATTGTGCTACCTCTTTGGTTTGTAATTTCGTGGTAGTATTATATATCAAATAGCGACTTTTGTAAACCGCTATTTGACCATATTATACGACTATTTTTTGATTTTATGTGAAATGTTTGTTGAGCATTTCGATTCGATCTTCGGCTGCTGCCATCTTATCGAGCTCTTCTTGAATAGCTTCAACAATGTCGCTGTGTTCACCAATGCCTACGCTTTGGTTCATATAGACCATGATGTTTGTTTTGGCACGTTCCAGCTCACCTTCGGCGTGCATACGTGCGGCTTTGATCAGTTGATCTCTCATCTTTTACTCCTTGCTTTTTCTACTGCCCGACTACCAAACCAGAATGAAATGATTGCAGCAAAGATTGCTTTTGTCTCTTCATCCCATAGTAGTTGGATTGCTTCATTAAATGGTGTACCCATCTCGATGGCATTCATCAAGAGAGTGATTTCAATCGTAGCGAATAAGCCAAAGAATGCATATGTAATCACCGGTCTGACCGACTTCTGAAGAACAGACGTCCAACCGGTGGAGTTCATGATCGCAGTGTCATGAGCAATAAGACGAGCATGTTCCTTGTCTGCACCCATCTTATCATACATTTGCATATCAAAATCCGTGCCTTGCTGTCTCAGCTCGGCCATGACTTTCATCTTATCGATTTCGTGTTTACGGTCAGCTTTGTCCTTAAAGATGTCCGTAACTGCTGGTACTGCCGATCCGGCGAAACCAAGCAGTGAACCTAATAGTGATAACATTATCTATTACTCCGCGTTCATTTGACCAATCAGATTGACGGCCTGTGGTAATGCGATAACCTCGCACATATCTGGACTATCACCTAAGTGATAGATGTCCTCTTTATTTATCCAGGCAACGCTAATAACATTGCCTTCTTTCCATTTACCCCATCGACAAATATTCTTCAAACTAAGTAGTTTAAGATTGACTGTCCATGAAATAGATTGAGATATGTCAGGATGTCCAAATCGAAATATCTTGACATGTTCGGGTAGTTTTTTGAATGCTTCATTGCTTGAAACATTCTGTGAAAGTGCACGCCACATCTGTGGTTCGTATTCTTTCATCTTATCGATCATCTGCAGAGTTGTAACCTTCGTAGCATTCGTTCCACGATATGCCGCAGTCATCTCTGCAATCTCATTGTCTCGGCGTGCGCCGAGATATGTAAACTTTATTGGTACGCTATAATCACGCAGAACTGTCGTTTGCAAATGCCCTAAACCTTTTCAATAATGAAGGATTCTTTTTCTTCCTTCTGTCCATAACGTTGTGTGTGGTAAAGCGAGGTCCCATCTGTGTATCGGCAGGACTCGGGATAGATGCTGTTGTAGTATCTTCTGTCTTTTCTTTTTTCTTTTTCTTGTCGATCATTTGTAAATCTCGCTAGCTGTAACGTAGATCTTTTGATTAGTCTTAACATGAGTTGCTTCATAAACATCAATACCAAAAACATCGCCAACTGGATATGTATCATCAAAGATCTTAATCTGATCCTTTGGATGGCACATTTCTTCGAGTGTAGAGTTTAACATCTTTGACTCATAGACTCGATATACACCGGGCGATAGTTGTTTATCCTCAAGGACAAACCAGCCGGAGGTAGACTCACTGATCATGTCGATCGAGTCGACATCGCACTTCCGCAAGATGGTGTCAATGTTATCGTCGGTAAGCTCATACCTTTCTTTAATGAGATACAGAGCCGCGGCGAAGCTTCCCAGTTTAGATCCTCCTCCAGGGATTTTACTGAGCAGCCGCTTAATGTTAGCACACAACCGAACAAAAGGAGTATAAGCAGCCTTCTTTGCAGTAGTGTCCATCTTGACATCCTTGAGGCGATTACCATCCTTGTCAATCAGTCCTTCCTTGTATGCATCCCAGTTTTCCCACTTCATGACGAGCATGCGAATAAAGCGGAAAGTATATGCTAGGTCTGCAGCTCTTTTTACAATACTCATTATATTTTCCTTAACGCATCTACTACATTCTGATCCTGTGCTATTCCTGTATACTGTTCATTTGTAATATATTTCAAATAAATCAAAAATGGTTTAATGACAGGCCAGTGCTTCTCGTCCAGCTTGAGTTCCAATATCTGACATGAGGCTTCAATGCCGAAAGAATTGAATACTACAATAAGGTGATTGAGTATCAATCTTTCGGCAAGCTCATTCTGATCTAAGTAGCGATTCACCAATCGCTTAATATACTTGAAGCGCTTTAGATCCTCGTAGAACTCGTCAATGTCCGAGAACTTAGGATTGTAATAGTGCTTCGCGGCATAGAGAAAAAGATTCTCTTCAGTGAGTTCATTAAAAATCATCATAAAACTATGTATATAGTTCTATTATGTCTTTACGTAACGTGACTTAGGCTTTGGTGCTTTTGGTGCAGTTACTTCTTTGAGCTCTTCAATCAGAGTTTCTTTATTCTTACGTCTGTCAAGTTCAATACCATGCTCTCTGCCTTCAGCTTCGAGTTCAAGCTTAGACATTTCAGCATAGTCATCTTCTGTAGTCGGTGCCTCGGTCAGTGTCTGCGGCTTTGGTGCAGGTGGAACATTTTCCACTACCGGTGCCTTTGGTGCAATACCGTGATATGCATCGATCTCTGCTTGTGAAATCGATTGTGACTTAAGAAGTTCATTTGTTTGAGGATGCCTCCATCCCTGTGGTGTAGGGATCGCGTCAGGCTTCCAACCAGGTGCTTGGATCATTTTGACATTCCTTTATACGCTGCTGCGATTTTGTTAATAATATTCCTATCACCAATCTTCGAGTCATTGCCTCTCATTGGTGATTGCTTTGTTACTCTACCGGCCTTTGAAGCATCGTCATGAGATTTATCTTCCATATCTTTCATTGACTTATCTTCAGGATGACCATCCTTCATCTTCTTTGCAGAAGCATTTCTTTCGGTAGATTCTTCATCCGGCTTAGCAGCACCTTTAGTGTGCTTGTCTTCAAACACGGACATAAGCGCTGAACGAATCTTGGATTCCTTCTGCTGCTTCTTATCATCCTTCTTAGGATTCATAACTACTTCTTCCTCGCCGTTATTCTTCTTCGGCTCGTCTTCGGTTTCGCTCTTTGAGATTGCCTTCCGACGTCTATGAAGATACTTGTCTGAAGCATCGGTCTTTCCATCATTGTTGATGTCCTTGTCTTTGCGATCATCAAACTTTTTCTTGACGGCTTTAGGATCTACTTTATCCATACCTTCTCCGTCATCGGACTTGTCGTTAGAGGCATCCTCTTCCTGCTCGTCCTCTTCATCTTCATCTTCGTCGTCATCCTTTTTCTTCATGTCTTTCTTTTTCATATCACCATTCTCATCATAATCTTCGCACTTATACTTTTTACCAGCAACAACAAAATGGCTATCACCATTCTTTCTTGCTGCGTTCAGTGCTGCGGTGAAGGCATTGCCCTCGTCTTTTTGAGCCTTTGATTCCTGAGCGGCCCTAAACTCCTTAATGAATTTTCTCATTATTTTCTCCTATATCCATTGGGCCACTAGTGAGCCAACAGCGGCAATCACTGCCGCAATAACAATTTTATTTATAAGGGCAACCGTTCTTGAGTTCTCATCTACCTTACGCTCGATGTCGTCAAGTTTCACTGACAAGCGGTTGATCCGCTCGTACATTTTATCGTGGTCGTCTTTCAATGCTTCTATTTTTTCCTCGGCTTTGGCTAGGCTAACCATGATGTAGGCTATCTCATCAAGCTTCTGCTCAATCCGATCTAATCTTTGTGCATTACTATCAGCCATAGCTACCTGCCTTGTCCTCTGTATCGTTTAAACGATCTTCTCTTATGTTTATTCATCTTGCAGAGCGACGCGTGTCTACCGATGGACGTTTTATTGTGCATCGGTTCGTGTACAGTTGTCGTTCTTACAAGTTTAGCCATTAGTTATCTACCTTGGCAGAACCCCGCCACTGATAGCAAGACCAATATCTTGCTTTGTGCTTGGGTCCTGGATTGTCACAATTATGTCTGGCGCGAAAAGAACGACGTCTGTCGGGATCATCTCGCTTAATTTCCATGTTAGGATCACCAAAACGGACAACAACAACGTTGCCTTTAGGGCCTTTAACATAGACTTTGAACTTTTTGTTTGGATTCTCGCTTGTACGTATGGGATCATTCAGTTTTACCTTCTTGCCCTGGTACTCAGCCTCCGTAATCTCCAAGTCTTCGTAGAGATCATTACATTCGCAATATTCATCAATCTGATCAGCTAAGTGCCGTTTGAATTTATCCACCGAACTCATGACCTGCTACCCTTTTCATTTGTTTGTTGAACTCTGCCTGTGATGGCTTTTCTTTATATAGTTTAATCGAGATCTCAGGACGATCCTTGCCTTTGATTCTCCAGTTATAACCTTTATCTTTATGCTCTGGCTTTGTGGTCTTTACGACTCTTCTCTTGTAACCAGCTTCCCATGTTTCAGAACCTTCTGTTCTTGCATTATCAAAATCCTGTTTTGTCGGTGCACCCTTGGAGCCTGGCTTTCTCATTGGCCGGCCTTCTTTTCTCTTCTTATGGATGTTTGCCCAAAGGCCCGCACCTTCTTGCATATCACCTTTACCATAAGCGTACAGAGTTTTCAAGTAATCATGAGCTTTAGTGAGCTTATTCTGGAACCACTCTTCCATGTCTCCAGCCTTGCGTACTCTTGCTTCAATACCATCGAGGAAGTGACGTGCAGCTTTGATTTGTGTCATGGCCATGTCTACTTCTTCTGCACCGCCTGTATCTGATGGATCTACATCCTCATCAATAGGCTCTTTGGCCATATCACGATAACGCTTCTTGACTTCTGACTTTGTCATTCTTTCGACATCAGTAATCATCGATGGTTGTTTTACAATCTTACGCAGTTGTCCTTTAATGTCACCCGGTGAACGCCCAAGCATAATCATGTCAGGAAGTCCTTCAACCGAAACGCGGAACATCATCTCCTCGCTGACTACAGTAGTCTGTTCGGTTTCTACGTGTTCCTTCTTGTCACGGTTTGCAAGGAATGCGGCAACAGCCATCTTCCTACGCTTTTCCTTTGACTTACCTTTGAACTGAGGTGCTTTGGACTTTTGAAAGTCCTTTACATAATCCCCAGCATCTGCGTCCTTACCTAGTGGCATTTTACTTACCCGCATCCTTATACATTTTTAACGCCTTTGCAAAATCTTTATTCTTCATCATGCGCTTTGTTTCCGCGTGGTTAGGATTATCCATTGCCATACGAATACTGTCATTATCGATCTTCTTCGACTTTGCAAACTTTTTATATGCGTCCATTTTCCTGGCATCGATAGTACGACGTAATTCTTTGAGAGTCTTCATTAGCCTTTTACCTTTGCTGCAAGATCCTTGTCTGCTTTACCCCATGTACCAGAGGACTTAGTAACAAATGAGTTAACTCTTGCCAGACCCCACTGCTGTGGTGTTGTACCCGGCCGGTGGCCTGTACGCCATGCAGCTACACCTCGGTCGTATACCTTACGAAGAACTCCAAGTGGCATGCCTGACTTCTCAGCCTTTTTCTTGAGAGCAGCCGTTGCGTTCTCGTTGATATAACTCTTGAATGATACACATTCACGAGCCATAGATCTTACTTTCTTACGTGTACCCATTCTCTTTGAGTCGGGCCTGTCCAACATACCGCGAACATTCTTACCAGGATCATCCTTACCATGATATCCAGCAGCTTTGCCTGGAGGAAGCTTTTTAATCTTACCACCTTTTGCAAGGAACGCTTTTACGGCATCTGAATCTTCTTTTGTTATTTTAGCTTTAGGAGTAAGTGTCTTTACTTTGAGCATGGACTTGATACCAAGCTTACGAAAAGCTTTGGTCTTCGCTTCCTTCTCAGTTCTAGCGTCAACTGTCGCTACACCTTCTCCCTCGACTTCGACTCTGTACTTAGCCATTAGTCATCTCCAAACATTGCTTTGAATTTTTTAGTATGCTTACTCGGCTTCGTTTTTGCAGTAGCATCGCCGGGTGCTTTCTTATATGCAGCTGGATTATCATCATCCATCTTAGCACCTTTCTTAAAGTGAGCATCTCTCGCCTTCTTCGTGGCCACAGACTTTATACCACTATGGTAAGCTCTAGGCTGTGTACCCTTGCGATCCTTAATATCAGGATCTTGTGGTGAATCTTTTTTACGCTCTTCGTCGTCTTTCTTCTTTTCAACGAGTTCAATAGCGTCGAGCCATTTACGGAGTGTCCTACCGCTTGACTCTACAATAACATAGTTGCTACCAAGGACTTTGATCTCACCAACCTCGTCGTTCTCTTTGATAGCAACTAAGTCACCGACATCATAAAGATTGCCGGTGACATATGCCTCACGTGTATCGGATACTTTTTCAAGTTGTACATGATTTTTGAAATTCTTTTCTTCTTTTAACCCCAGTCCTTTACGAACGGAGTTATATACCGCCTTGGCATCAGCATTAGAAAGTTTTTTCGGCATCAACTGCGCGAACTTAGTAAAGTCGCCGTTCTCTGCATAACCTCTCAGTTTAGTACCAGATACGCCTTCGACACCCTTAGATTCTGGATCTCGCTTACCAGCGCTGAGAACACTGATACGCTCGAAGTTATAAAAACCGTGCTTTGATTTCTTGCCGTTGTACTTATTGAGTAGTACATCGTATTCGCGAACTCGATCACTACCGGCAACAATAACGATTCTCTTGAATCCCTCGTTGTAGAATGCTGTAGCAGCGTCATGTATTGTCTTAATCTTACGATCCATAATGATCTGACGTGCATATTGAGGGAAACCTTTGCGTGCAAACTTAATCTTTTGCGCAAATGGAATCGGATTCTTATTCTTATCTTCTGATTGTGTTAGGTAAATGCGGAAAGGATTGTTTCCGGCTTTCGCTTTGAGGAAGTCAAGAAGTTTCTCGTGACCAGCTGTAGGCGGGTTCATACGTCCCCACACAAAATAGAGAGTCTTCTCTTCTTCAACTAGATATGACTTAAAGGAATTAATCATCGCTTACGCATAATCTCTTGTCTACGTTTCTGTGGAAGCATGCGTCTTTGTAGAATCTTAATACGCTGTTGCCAACCACCTTGCTTCAAACGCTTTTCAATCTGCTTTTTCTTAGCGACAGAAAGTTCACCCTTCGTCTTTCCTTTGCCAGCAAGCTTGTCAGCGAACGTGTTTCTTGCACCACGTTGTGCTCGCTTTTTCAAGACGTCAGTCTTGGCGAGTCTCTTATCGGCTCTCTTTCTTGCTAGCTTGAGCTGTGACTTGCGACGCTTCATATTGCGTGCAAGTTTACGTCTACCTTGGATCGATAGCTCTTCAGATGTTTCAGTGCTTTCATAAAAAGCAGAGAATGACATGAATGCCATTTACGTTCTCCCTGGTTTATCCCATCCTTTTAATACATCCGGTGAGAAGTTGGCGTATGAGAACTCCATACGGTCAACGATTTTCACCGCGTCACCACCAAGTTTATCGATTGCTACATACCCTTCTTGGTCTGTTACTCGATAACCTTTCTTTGTTTTCAAAAAAGTATCAACGTTGTTTAACTTATTTAGAGTATTTATAAGTTTTAACTTTGCTAGAATGATAACTTTTTGCAGTTCAAACATTTGAACAAGGCTGGCTTTATTCTTCTGTGAAAAGAAACTGAGGATATCGTCGAGCTTCTTCTGTTGTACAGCCTTACCTTTATCTGTCTTACGAGTATCTATTTCCTTTTTATACTTCGTCTGAATAAACTGCATGAGTGCTTGAACTCTCTTCTTCGGATCCGGCGGAAGAGAACCCTTACGTACGTAACTATTCGTATGCGTTTCGATAATCTTCGCGAGGTCTTGATTCTTTTCAAGTTGTCGCAAGGTTGATCCTGCGATTCTGTTGAAGATGTATCCAGCTGTCTTAAGATACTCATTAACAACATCGGTTTCCTTCTTTGACATGGTGTATTTTGTCATGTCTCGAAGCATAGCATCTTGAGACCAAACGTTCTTTGAGTTTTTGAGAGCAGCTACGTTAACACCGTAGGATGCTTTCATTGTTTCGAATGACTTGCCTTTGTAGGTCGTGTGCCATACGATTCCAATCTTTGTTGCCTTAACTTGCTTGGCCATTGGCGTACTAGCCGGGATTGCATAAACAATCGTATTGGGGTGGAACGTAAGATAGGCTTTGCCCTTGATCTTCTTTGTCTTGAGATCTCCTGGGCCATACAAGAAATCGCCTTGAATAACATCTTTAATCCCTAGGTCAGCGCAATACTTAAGAGCAAGTTTAAGCTTGTCAGCCAGATCGCCAGATGTGTCAGCATCAATATCCGCATCGCTCTTGTATACTTTGGGAGTTGCATTAAAGATTCCTTTTTTCGCCACGAAGAATCGCCCATCCCGAGGATCAGTGCCACAGAAGATAGCAGGAGCACCATCCCACTTAACAGATACATTACCATCTCCACCTCCTAACATATCGCGGAGAGACCGCAAGGCCATAATCGCATCGCGTGTACCTTTCACTCCACCGTAGATAACTTTATCTTCGATGTGAGTCATATGAGTATTCTTTTGTTCAGCTATAAAGCTACTGAATCCATTCATATCTGTTTCGCGTTTCGATTCTTCGTTGCAGTCATCTTAGAAACAATAAAGAATCGTCCTCCTTTGACTCCAAACTGATTCTTTGCTTGTTCCGGTCTTACATAATAATACGCCTGATAATCACCACGTGGAACCTGACTATGGAACATAGTATGGTTCGATCTGATCTCATATGTAGGCGTATCGCCACTCTTAATCTTCTTTAACGTCATAGGTCCTTGATAGAGGACATCAATATTCTGTCTGCTGCCAGCCTTTCCACTCCGGTAATCTTTACCGAATAAAGTTTTCATCATAACGGACTTACTCTTGACAGGACGATAATAACCAGTCTTCATAGGAAACTTATTAGGATCACCGTGTTCCTTTTGCAAAGTCGCCTTCAAGTCCTTGACGAACTGTTTTACTTCGGTTTCATTTTGGATCTCAACCATACCACCATATTGCTGGAAGTCATTGGCCTTACGACCTTTCTTATGCGAGATCCAGAATACTTCCTTGCCAGACGGATCCATCATGTGGAAGTCCGACTTAGGAGTACCAGGTGTACTGGCAATCTCAGAAACCTTTTCAGTTCTCTTACCAATCTTCAAATAGATGAACGGTACGTTCTCCTTTTGAAGTGTATTAAATAGTTCCTTCTTAAACGCAGTCAATGCCTCGTCTTCTGCGCGAGTACCTGAACCCTTTCCCTTACCTCCAAACTCAGGAGACTTAGCAAAGTTGTTCAGTTTATACGTCTTTCCATCCTGACCCATGAACTCCATTTTGTTCATTGTCAGATTATCGCCAGCTTCAAGTGCTGCCTTAAACTTCTTGACAGTTTCGGCATCCTTCTTGAGTCGAACGGTATCCTTACCATTCGCAAGCAGGAACTCTTCATTATCCTGGATCTTTCGGATAATAGTCAGTCCACGACCTTCGCGGCCGGGCTTTAAAAGTTCACCAGCAGTTAGCGTTTTGTACATGGATTTCTCCAGTATAAATTGTTTGAATCGAAGCATTTTGCGATCCTATGATAGAAACTTAACTCTATCATCTATTTATACTGAAAAGGCGCCTAACGGCGCCTCTCCTGTTCGAGTTTTTGGCGCTTGCGTCGCTGGTCTTCGTGCCAGCGCTTAATGCCTTGTTGCCTCCGCCTGGAGACTTCCTGGGGGTGATAGGACCGAGCCCAATGCTCGAATCCATTTTCACGTGCCCATTCGCCAAGAATGTCTGAACGATGTGCTTTTGCCATTATGCAGCCTCCGCATATTCGATTGCAGTTTTAAGTGCATTCTTCTTACGAGTCTGGTTACCACCAAACCAAGAAGAATAAAGACGATTGTCTTCGTTACGACCTTGTACGTGGTCGGTAATAAAGGTGACGGAGTTAAACGCCTGCCACCAGGAACCTTCGGCAAACTTTGCACCAGGCTGTTGCTCAAGTGCATCATATGCAAGCTTAGCATTCCTGGACAGAGTGTCAACCGAAAGAGCCTTGCCCTGTACTTTTTTATCGGCAGTACGTGGGAAGACTGTGTTCAAATACTCGATATATGAATCGGCAGTGAACCTTTTCTTACCAAGGAATGCAGCCATGTCCTTGTAAGTTTCGAGCTTTTCAGTAGCGATACCGAGAGCCTGCTTTACTTCACTTGCGTCGAAAGGAACACGATGCCCAATCTTAACTGAACGATCTGCTTTGGAATCAAGTGATAAGGTGAGAGTGTTGTTACATACAACACGGATAGGCGTAAAGCGCACATCAATAGATTTACCATATTGATGTGGATTGGAGAAGAGAAGATAAGACTCTACAGTATCGCCACCAAAGAGTTCGAATGAGTCCTTGACTTTTGCAAGAGCCCAAACCATTTGACCATCTTTCAATGATCCAGCTGTGTGCATCTCCATGTCACCAGCTTGTACATATTCAGAGAAGAAGCTGAATGCATCTTCGTTCTGAACTGGATTCCAGTTTTCACCAACAGTCGTAAGGATACGACCATCTGTCTCACGAACGAGACATTTAGAACCCGTGAATTTTCTTTGACCATTATAGTCAATATAAGTGTCAACCTCGTTGACTCGCCAGTTCAGGCCAGCCTTGTCCATCATTTGATGTGGAGTGAGATCGTTTGATACAGGAACTCCCAGACCGTGCCAAGGAACTGCTCCTGCGTATGCCATTGTTTCAACCATGTGTGCCATAATATAGACTCGCTTTCTTTTTCAACTTACTCGATTATTATACCAAATTTCATGCGGTTTGTAAACCACTTTATGCATATTTTGACCAAACTTCGGACCAGACATCGGAGATGATGTCAGCTACTTCCTGTTCGTCAAGGTGAACAACCATGTTATCGTTCAGCACTGCACGTTCGCAGTATTCCTGATAACATTCGCTATCCTTAGCGATTTCACCACACTTGTCAATGAACTGTTCTTCCAGATCCATGACCCATGCTTTCACTTTACCCATAATGTTTTCTCCTCTTTTTTCATTCTATAAGTATTATACCACAGCTAATCGAGAATGTAAACCATTTTTTTCATTTTTTTGCATTTTTTTTTTGAGTCAATACAGGTTCAAACCAGGCGCTTCTTCGTTGACTCGTTTAGGTAGGCAATAAGCAGTTATCTTGTTTCCCTGCTTGTGTAATGTCTGTGCATACCATACACAATCATTTAAGTTACGAAAGTACATGTCCTTACTGACAAGCTTCTCGTTTTCACCTATTCCGGTATACACAAATAAAAGAAATACGTGTATCATGTCCGGCTCCCGGTAAGGTGGCGGATTCTGTTTCGAGGCTCCGCCGGGCCCAATGACTACGCTACGGCAGCCAAAGGTGCAAAGTTATCGTTTGCAGTTACTACTTTGAAGACTCAAGCATCAGTCGATCCTATTTCGCCCCCATCATAAAAGCACGCGTAACGTAACAAATCTCTCATAGTTTTCTTCAAAACCATCTTCTCTGAGATATGCTTCCTCATTCCACCAAAGTCTCTTGACATAACCGTCATAGGAGTCTTCAACTTGTTTCGGAGATACCTTACACAGGTCACCCTTGACCATGTAATATATCCTGCATTTCTCTTTGAATGTTATCATGCGTTTATGGTGGAGGCGCCGGGTATCGCACCCGGGTCCTGTCTACCCTCAATCATCTTCAACATTATTTATATTATACCAAAAAATCACTCAAATGTAAACAAAAAATTGTCACTTGTGGCTGACAAATTATTGATGGTGTCAAACAATTGACAGCCGATAAATAGTATAAATACAATTGCAACTGAATCAACTCTAACCTAGAAAGGTTATTAAAATGCGTAAGCTAGCAACGATGACTGTTGCTGGTATTATTATGGCATCGTCATTTGCGATAGCTGACCCTATCGTTACTGAATCGACATCGACCAGCAACGTAACGACAAAAGGTGAGACGGAGACGACTGTCAAGTCGCCCCCACCCAGCGCAATCTCTCCTTCCATCAATAACTCCAACTCAGATGTTTGTACTATCGCTTTTAGCGGAGCTGTGCAAACGCAAGTCCTAGGTATTTCCGGCGGTGGACACGTCCGTGACATGAATTGTGAACGGCTGAAACTTTCTAAAACTCTCTATGATATGGGTATGAAAGTAGCGGCCGTTAGCAACTTGTGCCAGGATAAGCGTGTCTTTGACGCTATGGAAATGGCGGGTACACCTTGCCCGTTTATGGGTAAGATCGGTGAAGAGGCCAAACAACTTTGGAATCAATATCCAGAGTTACGTCCTCAGGAGATGAAGGATAAGGAGAAACGAGATGCGATGGTTAAAGGCGCCGTTGGTGGCGCTGGGTTTGCTGCTCTGCTATTCCTCCTACTCTAACGCTGACACAGCACCAGACGGAACAGAGTATATTCAAGACTCCGTTGACTATAGTTTCGGTTCACAGAACTGGGATCCGCCAGATTCTGTGACCGAGCTGAATATTGGTGACGACCAAAGAGCAAGCGTACCCTTAGACTTTGCCTTCCCTCTAGGCCAGAGACTATACACACAGTCGTGGATGCATTCCAACGGCGTGGTTACATTCATGTCCACATTTAACTGGCTGTGTTGTAATGGACTTGACCTCGAGAACTACAACTACAATGGTACCGCCGAACCGTACTTCAATCATATGATTGCTCCATTATGGACCGACACTATCAACACGAACGTGGATATTGATGGTGATGGCGTCGATGACTCCGGTCACTATACAGAATCATATGAATACGATGATGGCACAAAATCACAAAGATATTTTTGGCGCAACGTTGCAGAATACTATAACAACAATGCGCTCAACTCATTCGCCCTTGAAATCTATGACACAGGGCAGACAGACATTTGGCACTTTGACATTGATATACGTCAACACGATATCTTTGTTGGCGCCGTACAAGATTTTCAGAATGATGATGATCCAGTGAAAGGTATATTGTTCCACGACAGAAGTGCTGATGGAACATATACGTTTAGTGCAAGTAATGCCACTGAAGCGTTACGTTGGTCAGGCAAACCGTTCGCGACTTATCCAGCGGAGTGCGTGACCAATCCGACATATAGTGCAACCTGCCCGGGATATGCTGAAGCTTTGTTTCAGCAGGAGTGTGCCGCAGATCCACTATATGATTCAAGTTGCCCTGGCTATGCCACCGCGTATTACAATCAGCAGTGTTCTGCTAATCCGTTATACGATCCCGGATGCCCAGGTTACCAACAAGCATATTATGAACAACAATGCACAGCAGATCCATTGTATGATACCGGATGCTCAGGATACGAACAGGCTTACATCAATCAACAGTGTGAGCTCGATCCTCTGTATTCAGTTTCATGCTCTGGATATGCTGCAGCATTGGCAGAACAGGAAGCAACACAAGAGCAGACAACTGAGACTGTGTATGTCGAAGAAGATTATAGCGAACCACAGATAATTGAAGATGCAGTGGTAAACGATATTGTCTTTAACGAACCAGAGGTTGAAGTTATTCCTGAGCCGGAGCCGGAGCCAGTTTTTGTCTCTACAGTTCCGGAACTGGATGTTGCTGTACTAATAGAGGAACCTATTCAGGAACCTACAATCGAAGAACAGATTGAGGCTGAGATTGAACCACAACCTGAGCCTGAACCTGTTGAAGAAGAAATAGAACTGACTTTTAACTTTTCAGCTGAAGAAGAACCTGAAGAGGAAATAGTCGAAGAACCCATTATCGAGGAGGAGGTAGATGAAGAAGAACCTACAGAAGCCGAGTCCAGTGGTGATGTGGACGAGCAAGTGGACGACACAGGGAGTGAAGAGAGTGGCGAACAGCCAGAATCAGATGCTGGAGAAACCGAATCTAGTTCTGACGGGAAGCCTGAATCCTCTAAGCCGGATAGCAAAAAAGAGAAAGTCAAAAAGCTCTTAGCTAAGAAAGCAGCTCGACTCGCTGAACAGCTTGCTGTTGCACAAACACTGGAACAGCAACAGGCGATTCAAAACGAAATATTCGCGTTAACAAACTTTAATTACGAGTTCAAAGGATACTCCGTCGGACTCGGGTATGATTCATTCGTAATACCCGATAGCACAAAGAGTCCAGCCTCAGTTAACCAACGCGGACTGAGAAACGGATTAGCACAAGAACTTAAGCACAGACAAATGGTGGATATGCAATGGCAAAGATAACACAAATGTTATTATTGTTTTTGTTATTGGGAGGCAGTGCCTTTGCGAGTGATAGTAATCAAAAGATGAAAGAGTGTTTAGATCTATATGGCTATACGCCAGATAAGTTCGATACATTTGATTTTAGCAGGGCTGCAGCGTGTCATCAGGGTCATAGGACTATTGAGATGCTAGCTCAGCGTGAAGAAATCAAATCATTCTTAAAAGAAAAACCACACTTCCGTGGAACAAACTGGAAGTGGGAAGAAAAAGCAGAATACACTTGTAAGCATATAAATACATTACAAGGATCAGCTGTGGTTTGTCAAAAACCATATTACTTAAACTAGGAGGAATCAAATGGCAGAGGTTGAATATGCTGGCGTAAGAGTCAGTGGCGGTAAGTTACTTCTTATCCTCCCGCTTCTTGGTACCCTAGGTGGTGCCTTATGGGGTGGATTCGAGTTCTATAAAGACTACATGGATATGAAGGAACAGATCCAGAACTATGTAGCTCCGGATCTATCCGGTATAAACGAAAGACTCGCCGTCGTAGAAGAAATGACAAACTCTCATGTAGAGATCATTGACGTATACGGCGACAAGCTAAGCTTTATGCAAAATGGTATTGAAGCTAACGAAGCTTCCAATAGAGATATGAAGAATGATATGAGACAGGATATTGCTCATATTGAAAAGATTGTTGACAGTGTAGAAGACGACATTCAAGATATTACAACTGACGTTAGAGGTATGATCGATAATGCAGAAGAACGTTTTGAAAATAAGAGAGACGCCCTGCAAAATGATTATGACCAAGCTGCTGCACAGCAACGTAATGATTATGACCAGAGAGCAGAGCGTCTCAATAACAATATCTCACGCGAGTTAAGAAATTTGGAACAGAGATTGCAATCTAAGATGCAACGTGCTCTTGACAATCCACTCGCAAATTAAGGCATTAAGAAACGTGCAACTGAACCAAAATGCGCGTAGCTGAGAAATTGTTATTTCCGTAGTCTGATATTATATATCAATCCTGATTAGGCAAAGGATAATCAAGCTTATCCTTGTTCTTTTTATCGTGCATGGCAAGAGCGATGATTCCATAGTGAATGACTTTCTTTAAATCATTCCTGTTGAATCCATCTTTCTTGCCATAGCGCTGACAATACTTAATCACGTTTCCAAGAGCAAATCCCATACCGTGACCCATATCTTCGATGATCTCGGTAGACTGATACTTGTCTTGTGAATAGTGAGCATCATAGGTGCTATCGATATATTCTTTCATTTCTTCAAGCAATGCTTTTTCGTTGAAAGCATAATCGATAAATGATATAGTAAAGTCAGGAGTAGACAAAGGCTCAAAATTGAAAGACATAGAATAATCATCTTGATATTCATAGTCTTTAATAGTGAACGTTAAATCATCAGATTCTTTATTTTTTGGCATAATCATTATACTCCTCCAGATCTTTTTGGATTGTGTCATATGCTTGAACTGCAGCCTTAGCTCCAGGACTCATAGGACGAAACTTAGCAAAAGCAAGAGCACAAAACTCATTGCGGGAAATGTTATAGTGTTCACAGGCAAACTCTTCACCAGCAAGAACTTCAACTTCAAGACGAGACATTAGCGAACCTCCATACAGCCAGGAGCCAAACCTTCGGTAGTGCAAGGATCTTCAATAGCACCAACCAACATAATACAACCGATAATAGCAACAATAGCAAAAAACGTTTTCATTATGCAACCTCCTCAACTGAAAGCATAAACTGTGGTTCGATCTGATCAAAGCCGAAGCCAGCGACTACAAAGGTATCACCATTCTCCTTGACGAAGATATCGCCAACAGAGAAAGAACGCATTGAACGCTTACGATTGATATCGCCTTCAGGACCAATGTTACCAATCTCAAAGGCTTTGTCAAGATCGTCGGTGGCTACGTTACAAACATGAACATAGTGTTGGATGTTTGCAGCAAGATCAAACAGACCTTCCTTACCATACATGAACGGGAAAGCTTCGGTAGCTTTGATAGCTTCGGAAGGCATCTGGTACACTTTGATCATAATCTTCTCTCCATTTCCATTTTATAGATCTATTATACACTAAAAAAATAGAAATGTAAACAAAAAAGTGCATTTTTATTTTATTTAAAAACAACCACTTACGTTTTTTTACTCAGAAATAAAATCTTTTGCCAAAGGGAAGATCTGAGTAATTGCCTTTGCACATTCCAGAGCAATAGCTTGATGTTCACGTTGTGTACCATTGCCTGATCTCAATTCAATAAAATGAATCCACGAACGGAGTGTACCATTGACATACATACGAGACATAGTATTACCTTCGGGTAGTACAGATCGAGCCTGCTCCTTAGCAATACCATTATCAATCGCCCATTGATATACTTCCTTTGCTTTGGCAATTACTTCCTGCTGTTTCATATCCCACATATCCTGAATAGGCAGCGGTGCAGCATCAATCGAGTTCTGGCGATTCTTTGGATCTTGCAGTCGAGCTCCGCGCCTAATAAAAGAAAGATCGTTTGTAGGATCAGCATACCGTTGGCTAAACTCTTGGAATGAGAATGACCGGTGCCTTAGGATCTGTCTTGCAATATCACGAGTTGTTTCAATCTCTAGGCAAGCAGACACCATTTCGAAAGGCGACCAATGTTTGTGTTTTGCAAGATAGTGTAGCAGTTTGGCCGACGTTTCAGAGTTAGCTTGGTTTGAGGGATTCGAGACACGGGCGCAATATGCGATGAGCTCTTGGATATCGTTACCGACATGTAGGTTCTCCGTTGTTTGTGAATATGAAATAAGTCTTACGCTCATAGTTTAAAGTCTCCAAATTTTTCCTGTGATAGTCTTTCACCACTTGTAGAATTATCAAATACTGGTGTATCGTCAGTCAGAGTTTGCTGGCTTTCTTCTACGTCAAACAATCTCATCTTTGCGCGATCAATACCAATAACGAATCTCTTATGCATAGTAGGATCATTATATCTATTCTTCAATTGCTTGACCATGATCTGACCATCACGTTCCAGCTCTTCGGTAGAGATCAAAGCAAACATTAAGTCTGCTGTAGCGGGTAATCCAAAAGACTCGGACGTATCTTCAAGCCCAACATCCGTGTTACTATAACCAGAACGAGTCGTTTGCGTTGCAGAGAAGACCGGTACGTCGAACTCGACCGCAAGGCCACGTAGCTCTTCAGCAATTGCT